CAGCAGCCCATATCTCTACATCAATGCCTGTATCTTTTTTTATTTGGTGTAGTAATTTTTTTTCCTCTGCTTGCATATTCTTTTTAATGTTATCTGCTTTCTCTAAATCAACACGAACACCATGCCAGGTCATATCTAATAAACAAGGAAAGAGCCGTGTTTCTAAATCAAAGATGCTTGATAATTCTTGCTTGATTAATTCTGTTTTAAAAAATTGCCATAAACGTAATGTTAAATCAGCATCTTGCTCTGCATAGGGTCCAACATACATCGCCGGTAGTTTATACATTTCTGATTTTGCATCGACGTTCCAAGCACCAGCTGCTTCATATAATAATGTTTCTGACTTTTTATCATTTAAATAATCTTTTCCTAAATCGTTTAGTGAATATCTAAATCTATTTTCATCAATAAGAGGCGCTGCAATCAATGTATCAATTATTCTACCTTTCACTTCTAATCCCCAACGACGTAGCCATCCCACATCATAACTAGCATTGTGAAATATTTTATCGCAAGGTAATTCTAAAATCTTTTTTAATTGTCGCTTAACAATATTTTCATCAAAATTACCACCACCATTTTGATGACGCATTGGAAAATATCCTTTCCACCCCTCCACAGCTATTGCAACACCGACAACATATCCATTACCGGATGTCCAACCTGGTCCTAGTGTTTTTAAATCGGGATCATATGTTTCTAAGTCTATGGCAATTTCTGTTGCATCACTTAAATTAGGTATTTTTTCTGGTGGCACCCATTCACTATCGGGTTGAAATAAAGGTATTTGGCTCATTTTTTTTTCCTTTGTAATGATTTAATATATTCAGCTGTTTCTCTTCCTTTCTTTGTTCCTTCGTCTTCTGTTCTATCTTCTATTTCTCCTGCAATAGCAGCATATCCTGCCATATCAATATAACAATCTTTTGTATGGTTATGTTTTAATCTTGCTACTTTTACAAGCATCATACATATGGCAACATCATGCGCTGTCACTTCATAACCAAGAAAAGCACTCCATAAACCAGCGATGTTTTGATGATTAATTAATTTATCACCATAATCATCAGCACGATCACCGCCAATTATTTTAATTGTGTTTTCTAAATATTCTTTACTCTTCACTTACTTTTCCAACTTTTTTCATGTACTCCAAATCTGTACGTAATAATTGTAAATCTAACAATAAAACTTTTAAAGCTTGATCAACATTTTCACGTTTCAATTTTGGTAATTCACTTCGTACTTTCTTTACTTGTTTTTCTGTCACGGTCAATTGCTTGAGCGCTGTGTCAATATTGAATACCATTAGAATGCCTCCGAAAATTCTCTGTTCGATTGTGATCGAACAATGTTGAGTGTGTTACGCGCACGTGTCATTCCCACATAGAATACACGTCGCTCTGAGTCTTTATTTCTCCAATATTCTTCATCTGTTTTACGAGATAAATCTGTTAATAACATAACGTTATCTGCTTCACCACCTTTTGATCCATGTATTGTTGATAATTTTATACGTGGCTCTTTAGTAATTTTTTCTTGACGTCGTAAAATAGCACGAACGTAAGATGATTTTTCCCGCGGTATATTTTCTAAAGCTAAAAACCATGGTTTGTCTTTCGAAACTTTTAAACCATGTTCCGTGATCAGTGTATCGTAGTCATACATTTTATCAGCATCCGCACGTTGCATGGTTTTGTGATTGCGTTCAACGTTATCTCCCACGTTTAAATAATAATAAAAATATTTTACTTCTTTTAATGATAATTGTTTTCCCTTGCGCAGACCCTCCCACGCTATGATGGCGTTAAAGACACGTTGGCTAATTGAAGTTTTTCCATTACGCATATAATAATGTCCATCCAATTTTAATTCTTCTTCTAATTTATCTAATCTATAATTATTTCTAGCAAGCACTAACCATTCACCTGTTTTTAATTTATTTAATTGTTCACTTGGAGAATAATTAATTAATCCTTCTTCATCACGTGATGACCATTCTTTATCAACTCTGTGTCGTATACGATTAATTAATTGATTTGCTTTATCATGAATTAATTGTGGTAAACGATAAGATTTATTTAAAATGGTTCTAGTTCCATCCATATTCATTAGGAAATCCGGCCTTGCTCCTGCCCACGTAAAAATTGCTTGGTCGTCATCACCAGCAATGTAAACGCGTTTTGTATTAGAAACAATTCTCTCAACCATTTTCCATTGCAACCAACTAAGATCTTGTGCCTCATCAATAATTACTACATCAAATTGTGGAGCTAATTCTTTTTTGTTAAATTCAATCAACATATCTGTATAATCAAATTTGTTACGTGGAAATGATCCGCCAAATTTATATTGATGTAATGCTCGATCAATGTAATCTAACTTTGTCCAACCACCATCTAAATGCCCTGTTGTTGGTTCTTCAAATTGTCTTTTTGTTGTGTATCCATTTATTTTTCCAAGATCAATGATGCGTGTAAAAATATCATCTGGTAATCCAGCGCCATAATTTTCAATTTTTTTATTAGGATTACTTAATTTAATTTGTAATTTATCAGACAAAATTTTATAATCATCATCACTCATTACATCTTCTTCTTTCAATTGTAACTCTTTATAAGCCAGGCTGTGCAACGTTCTAAAATACACAAAATCTTTTGTGTTATAATTAAAATTTGTAATAGCACGTGACAATGCTTCTGTTGCCGCTTTTTTTGTAAATGCAAAGTAACCAATTTTATTAGGTGCAACTTTATTTTCTTTCAATTCTTTTTCTACAATGCGTAGTAAATGCGTTGTCTTGCCAGTGCCAGGAGGTCCAAAAATAATATTTCTCAAAACGGTGTCTCCTCTTCCATGTTTGGTATACCTAAAGATTTATCTTCTCTTTTCTGCCAAGGCACATACCACAGATAAGTTGTCTTACCTGATATTTTCATTCGTGTATCTCCTCCACCTAAAGTATTTCGTATATGTGCATTCATTTCTGTTACACTAAATTCTTTAAATCTTTTCTTGTCTAAAAATTCTTGTAGTCTATCCATTCTAAAAAATGCAGTCATTTTTTTTATATTTTTAGTTTCAATAACTTGTCCACTATCATTTTTTATTTTTTCTTCGTATTCTTTTTCTTTAAATAATGCTTTACCAATTTCTAATTCACTTGCGTCCATTGCCTCACCTTGATCCTCTAAAAATCTTTCTAACCAATTTTCAAATCGCCCTTCCTTACGAATTTCATGTGGCATTTGTATAACTTCTACTTCTCCCAATAATCCTTGTAAACGTTGTGTCCAATCTTGTGGCCTCATCATGTTAGGTAATATATTTATATTATTCATGCATGATTTACGAAATTTGTGTTGATCATATAATTCATCTGTTGATAATTTTATTCGTCGTCCATCAACATTAATAAACCATTGTGAATCATCGCTTTCAAACTTTGTTAAGTCACTTACTTGATGCTCAAAATCTTCACCAATTCCATATTGTCTGCCACGACATTGCAAAGATGAACACACAGCGCACATAGGTTGGTCTTTACATTTATATTGATAATCTTTTTTTTCGTGTTGTGTGATTGTTTTTTGTACTTGTCTAAAATCCAATGGAGGATCCATATACTTGTGATTAAATTGATCTATTTTTGTTTGCCATTCTTCCGGCCATTTCTTTTTTGCATACACAGCATATTGATATAATGTATTATCGCGTCCACCTTGTGGTATTCCTTGTGACATCAACGTTGACAAACACGGTGGTCCATCATTTAATTCTGGTATTTCTTTTCGTTTAACTTTAATCTTTTTTAAATCTACTTCGGACGTACAATAAGTATCATATAAAGAAAAGAAAATATCCAGACTAACGCCATTACCATCATCGCTAAACCCATAACGAGTAGTATCATCGCCACCGTGATAGGGTAAATTAAGAAAGTTTCCAGTATCTCCCCTATCCGCTTTAATTTCAATTTGTTTTGGAAATATTTCACAATTTGCATAACCTAATTCTCCTGCCCATTCCATT